TAAAAGGTTTTTATGATGGAGTAACAGCAAATATAAAAGACCAGAGAAAAGATTTAGTTTCTGTTAAAACTAAAGAACTTAAACAAAGAAAGACAGCTATAACAAATTATATTTCTGCAGCAAATGCAAATCCAGCAGCAGCAGATGAGTATGTAGCAGCTATGAATGTCGAATTAAGTTTGGTTAGAAAAGATTATAATACATTATTAAAAAGAGGCAATGAAGATTTAGAATTTTGGGGTAGTGATGCAACACCCCAATTAGTAGATTATGAAGTATTTTTTGAAAGCACAGAGCCTTCTTTAAAATTAAGAATGGAGCAGGCGGTATTGAAACCAGACCCAACAAGGTCATTTTTATCTATAGGAGAAGAAGAATAATGACACCGCGAACAAATAAAGAAGAAATCATAATGTTGAAGAATGATATAGCATGGATTAAGAAAATGATATTAGGCGTATTTGGGGGGATAATTTTAAATATTATTATAAATTTAATAAGTTGTAAAGGATAATGACAAAAAAATATAAAGATTGGTATAAAAGCAAGACAATATGGATGAATAGTTTAGTTCTTCTTATAGGAATTCTTACTGCGATTTTAGGAGAATTAGAAGCAGGCGGAACTATAACTTCTATAGCAGTCTTAAATATCGTTTTTAGATTTATTACTAAATCACAAATTTTATAAAGGTTAAAATTTTATAAGATAATGGATGAAGATAAATCAAAAGATGAAGAGCCAAAACCAGATGAACCCTTATCTATTGTCGGAGAAGCCAGAGCTATTAGGAATGAAATTTTAAAAGCTAAGGAAGAACTAAAGGCTGAAAATGAGAGGAATGAAAAACTACAGACTGAAAATTTATTGGCAAGCACTGCAGGGGCAGGGATACCAATAAAAGAGCTTTCAGAAGCAGAAGAAAAGAAAGCAAAAGCTGCAGAATTTTTTAAAGGAACTGCATTAGAAGATGCAATAAAGAAATCATGAATAAAAAAGATTGGGAAGATAAGGAAAAAGAGTTTTTAGAGATGAAAGAAAAATCACTGGCTCATAAGATAGTTGTGGAAAATCAACTGGAAGAATTAGAAGTCTTTTTGAAATCAATTAGAGCGAAGATACAAACATTTAAATAATCGTTTAGCCGAATAACTATTAATGGCAAACGAAGCTACATGCATTGAAGCACCAACTATTTTTGAACGTAGAGTAATTGCTGATGGAACAGCAGTTCCTATTGGGACTGTTATGAAATTAGAGGATGCTAATACCGTAGTTGTAAGTGCAGCAGATAGCGACCCTTTTGGAGGAATATGTTGGGTTGAACACACAGCCTCCGAAGGAGTAACTGAGTTAACAGTAGCTATGAATGGGCGATGGTCTATGACTACAACAGCCGCTGCAATTCCAGCAGGTAATGCGGTTTCTACTGCAGGAGCAAATACTATAGCATTAGCAACAGAAGCAGATACAATCGTGGGAACTATTATAGGTAAATGTTTAAACACTATTGGAGGCGGTGGCGGAACAGCTATCGTTGAAGTAGGACAATTAGTATAAAATGGCAGATACAGAAAGAGAAGCAGATTTAAGAAGTGAACATATCGACTCAGCTGTTAAAGCTGTGGTAAAGATTGAGGAAAAATGGAAAGCATTATGCGCTATTGATACAGCTAAATCTTATACAGAATCATATTTTAGAGAAACTAATGATGACGCCACAGATGGAGGCACATATTCCCCAATTAGAGGAGTGCCAGAATTCGCACCCTTTCCTTATGTTGATGTTGAAGAAACTCAAGTTAGTTCTGTTATACAAAAATTCGCAGCATCAAGTTTGATTTCTATGGAAGCAGGACAATATGCAACAGTTCCTATGTTACAGAGAAAGATTTATAGGATTGGAAGAAAAATTATTTATCAGGTTGATGTAGCTATCCATGCAGGAGTCGCAGCAGACTTCGGAAATACAGTAGCCATTACTGCCGGTTATGAATGGGACGCAGTAACACCAGATAATAGACAGCCAGTTAAAGATATTCTTGACTCTATTCAAACACTAAGAGCAAGTGGAATAGATGCCCTTAATGGCAGCGGTTATTTAGTTGTTAATGGTCAGGACTATACAAATATAATTTCAAATTCAAAGGTTATTAATCACCCAACTTATGAAGCAGGGATTATGCAGAATGGACAAGTAGGTAAACTTTTAGGTTTAACTATGGTTATTTCAGAGGTAGTCACTCCAAATACAGCCTATGTTCTTATAGCTAAACAGGGGATGGTCTGGAAAGAAGCTAATGCTTTAACCACTGTGACCACAATTAAACCTGGTAAGTATACAGAGATAGACGCCTGGCAAAGAGGAGTTTTCCAGTTGCAAGCACCAAACGAAATCTGCAAAATAACAAATACGAGGGCCTGATTAAAATGACTTCTGGGGATGAACCACAAACTCAATTAAATATTCCTATAGTAAGTAAAGCAGTTAAAGCTACTATGGTAGGTCCAATTGGCATTCTTGTTTATGATATTACTGCAAACAAACTCTCAATTAAAACTAACGCTGCTACTCTTATTGGGTCGTGGGAAAATGTAACAAGCGTGGCGGATGCATAAATGGGATTAGAAATTAGAAAACAATTAGCAGAGGAATATAAGGATAATCCAAATAAACATCCAGAATATAAAATTTATTATGATGAGTTCTATTCTGAAAAGAAAGAAGCGGAGGTTAAAAAAAATGGCAGAAGAAAATAACGAAGAAGATAAAGAAGAATAATGGCGACAACTGATATTTATCAAATTGTAGGCGGACTTCAAGGCAGACGCTCAGTTGCTTTTTTAGGCGGTGCTGTGGATGATGCTGTCCAAATAGATGCTTTCGCAGCTGCAAGAGTAGCAGCTGGTGACACAGCAGGAACATTTACTGCATGGGTTAATGTCCCAGATATTACAGGAACTTATGCTGTTGTTTCTTGTGGCGATGCAAGTGTTGTAGAATATATTTCTTTAACAATCGCAGCAGGAAAAATAGAAGCTACATGCAATGATAACACCACTTTACAATGGGAAGTAAACACAACTAATGTGGTTCTAACACCCCACAAATGGCATCATATTGCTATCACTCAAAATGCAACCACGGGAATAAGTGGAACTCCTAAAATTTATGTTGATGGGGTAGAAATACCTTATTCTGATTTAACAATTACAGACGCAACAGATAACGGAACTTGGTTTGATGATTGCGCAGGTATAGATGGAGGGAGTATTGGAGCAGCAGAAGAGGGGGGAGACGCAGGTTTAACAGAAGAATTTAAAGGCGGAATAAGTGATATTAAATATTGGAGTGTTGAATTAACAGCTGCACAAATTGATAATGATTATAAAGGAATTATAAACACAACTAATTTAATTTCTCATTGGGATTTTAACGGGGATTATATAGATTCTGTCTCTGCTCATAATGGAACAGCAGTGGGGGATATTATTTTAACTTCTGACTATTCAGAGTTTACATCTAAATTAAGAAATACTTTGGCAGCTGCGCCTGTTGTTGCAGATAAAGTAGTTTTTTCAGTGGAAAATAATACAGGATATGCAATAATCATCAAGGCGGCATAATTTTTTAAATACTATAATCATATAATTCTATGGTAAAAAATCTATTAATTAGAAAAACCACAAGAAAAACTAAACTTAAAGGTGGAAACAAGTCTGCAGGCATTTTAGATGATTTCGCTGTTAGGGAAAATGTAGCTACAAAGACAGGAACATGCCAGAAAACTCCAACTGATAATTTTGATATTACTAATAAGGCTTATGTTGATGCTCAAATTTCAGGAGAAAATCACTGGGATGATAACGGAACACAACTTGAGCCTTACCACTCAACTAAAAGTTTAAAGATAACTGGAACTACTGACTCATCATTTGCTGGAAATGTCGGGATTGGGACAACAACCCCAAAGAACAAATTAGATATTGAAGGGGGTTTAGCTGTTGGAGCAACTTATTCAGGCACAAGTACAGCGCCGTCAAACGGCGCAATAATAGAAGGCAACGTCGGTATAGGGACGACTACGCCAACTCAAAAAT